CTCCATCGGCGCAGGTCCGAACGCCTGCCGCTGATGTCGGTAATGGGCGGGATGCTGGCCAGTCGCCAGAACGTAGCGGGCATGGAGTAGGACTCCGTGCCTGCGACCGTCGTTAGAGTCGTCTTGACTGCGTAATCACCTTCGCAACGCTGGGAAATCTCTCCGTAGAGGCGCGCGGTGCTCTGGTTGAGCATGCGCGTAATTTCGGCGTCGGTGATGTGCGTAGAGTTCTCGATGTCGGACCGCTGGCGCACCTCTAGAATCAACTCCGTCAAGGTGCGCTGGCGTGCCATTGGTCAATCCTCTTCCTCGTGCATTGAATAGCACGCGGAGAACGCAGCCTGTAGTGCCTCAGCCACCGCAGACTTATTGCCGCTCTTGACGGCGTCAATCAACTCAGACGCAGCAGCGTTGAGTGCTGCCGCACCGAGGTCTTCGCCGTCGTCCTCGGACTCTGCCTCGCCACCCATCGGACCCATGCCCCGGCCGTTTCCGGCCGGAGCGATGATGCCGAGGATAGCCCTGGCGGTCTCGCCGGGGCTGCGCTTCATCATCCGCCACCCTTACGCGCAAGCGCGGAGTTGCGGAGATGGACGGTGATGTAGAGCTTCTGTCCGGTGAGCGCGTTTGCAGCTACTCCAGCCGTCAAGAACTGGAACTGAAACGTATTGCCAGACGCGAAATCGGACGAAAGCTGAATGGAGCTATTCGCAACCGTACCGTTGTTGAACAACGTCGCATCGACGCCCAAAAGGGCACCGTACTTGTCATCCAGAGTCACGGTGTAGAGGCCAGTCCCGCCAGGCTTGGTAACGGTAAAACCGTTGGCCGAGACAGCCGAAACCGCACCAGATGCGCCGAAGGTGACGGCGCCGAGGAGAATCTTGACCTCGGAGTCAAGACTCTGCACTTCCTTGAACAGTCGATTTGCCATGATTGCGCCTATCAGATGACGAATCGACCGTTGTGGCCGGGGGCGAAACAACCAAGCTGCGGACGCGAAACCACGCGGATTTCGACGCCGTCCTGATCGTACTGGCGCAGATAGGGCATGCCGTCGTCGTCGAGCAGACGAACGAGGTCACCCATGCTGTACAGCTTCCAAGTGTCCATGGAGAGCGTCCACAGCACGTTGGACTGAGCGTCGGGGTCCGCGACGATGTCAACATCACCGCTCGGCCCCATCACCTTTAGGCTGCGGAATCCGATTTCGCCCTCATAGGCGCTGCGCTCCGAGTAGACAACCTTGCTACCCATGAGCTTCGCAAGGTTCATCCAGTTGTTGGAGCTAAGCACGATGACATCGGGAGTCCCGCCCTCGTCCGAGACGATGCGGAGAGCCTCCTGAACGCCCTCGTCGAGCGGCAGCGAGGAGAGGTCAGCGCGCTGCCCACCGAGGCGGGTAGCGTCAACGCTGCGGTCCACGCCAAAGAAGGCGGTCGAGCCCGGAGCGCTGGACGGAATCCACGCGTCGAGACCCGACATCATGGCGCCGAAATCGCCCTGGACGAACACGTAATCCGACGTGGCAGCAGCAGCGATACCGGCGGTCACGTTGGTGGTAAACGTCACGACGCCGGTAGCGCGATTGACGGCCGAAACCGTCAGCGTGCCAGTCCGGATGGCGCCCGAGGTGCCGTCAGTCGTCGCGAAGTTGACAACCTGCTGGACCTCGAAATAGCGCACGTCGCGCACGTTGGTCAGCGTGATGGTGTTAGTCGAAATCGCGCTGACCTGGCCAATCGCACCACCGCTGTTGCGGAAGACGTTGTGGGTCAGCCGTCGCCCAACCTGGCGCATGATTCCATCCATCTGCGACTTCACGCCACGGACGAACGAACCACGGTCATTCTTCGACTTGTCAATCGCCCTGCCCGTGATGGTCGCCACACCATACTGATCGACCGTGTCGAGCTTGAAAGCGCTGTACTTTGAGCCGCTCGAGTTCGTCCGAGCAGTCGCGAAAGCAGCCGAGGTACCCTGCGGGTCGCTCCACAGGATAGGGCACTTGATGGTGTCGCCGTACGCCTCGTCGGTGCTCTTCGGCACCATCGCGAGGAAGGGCGACTTCGCGTAGAGGACGTCCTTCGGAACACCCGTGGGGTAAAGCTCCTTGAGGACTGCAACCAAATCAGCGGAAATAGCTCCAAAAGCGGCCATGACTGAAACTCCTAATCAGCGGGACATTGCATCGATTGCGCGTCGGATTCGGTCCTTTTCCTGCTGCTCACGCTCTACCGCGTTTCGCGGCGTAGAGGGCGTGGCGAGCTTGGAACGCTCCGACGATGATGCGTTAGTGAGGCGCCGAGGACCATCCCCGGTGCTGCGTTGTCCCGCTGAGTCTCTGGGACGCTTACCGCTTGTAGTCTTATCG